ATGAATAACTCCGAATACAAACCTATAATACTTATTGGTGCTAAATTTAATGGTTGTGACCTATTACAATTAAAAATTGCATCTACTATCACACAAGTTTCATTATTAGAGTTAAGTGAATCAATTGCCAAATTAAGAGCTCCTGCAGAATTGGCCTGTGATCGTATAAAGGAAATCATTGAAATAGTGGGTCAGGCTCCAATACTTTTAGATTATTCCTTAATTGATAAAAGAGATAAGAAGTCAAAATATGTAATGCAACAACACCGGTTAGCAATTAAATATTCGAATAGGAGGAGATAGAATGTCAAAAGAATCATATTACTTCAGCCATGATTATGGCTCCAGGAATGATCCCAAACTGGTAAAGGTCCTGATGAAACTAGGACAAGAAGGTAAAGGAGTTTATTGGGATTTAATAGAAATGCTTTACGAACAAGGTGGATATCTTATGCTATCGGATTGCGACAGCTATGCGTTCGCATTGCGGACAGATGAAGCTTGCATTACAAGACTTGTGCAAGAGTTTGGTCTTTTTGAAAATGACGGTGAAAGGTTTTGGTCTAAATCAGTTTTGAGTAGGATGGATAAACGAGATATAAAATCTCAGAAGGCAAAACAGAATGCTCTTAAAAGATGGAATAAGACAGATTCTAATGCGAACGTAATGCAAAAGGATGCAAACGCAATGCAATCGCATAGCGAACCCAATGCCTTAAAAGAAAAGAAAGGAAAGGAAATAAAAAGAAAAGAAGAAGAAATAGATAAAGAAGAAATCACCATCGATGATTCTGTTTCTTCAAATTCAGATCAGGATATTCCTAGACCCAACGCTTGGGGATTGTATTCGTCAATGGATGATTTGAGGACAGTCTTACTGTCTCAAAAATCTTGGCAGTCTGATTTTGGAATTTCCCTTGGAATCCAGAATCCTGCTGATGTTCCAAAATGGATTGAAAAGTTCTTCACCTTTTGCAAGGGAACTGGAAAGATTCACGAAAAGCAATCAGACGCAAAATCTCATTTTCATTCTTGGACACGAAGGCAGATGGAACTCGGGAAAACCGTAAATGATGAACCAGTTTTAAAACCAAATATCGTTGATGATGCAAATCCTCCGGATATCCCAGGAACCAAAAATGAAGAAAGAATTGGTAAGTGGATGTGGTTAAACAACGGTTGGAGGGATACAACGACATTTGCGGAACATCGAAAACAACATTACGGGATAAAATGATGAATGAAAATTTAAAAGGTAAACTCCCACCTCAAGCTATTGATCTGGAAGAAGCTGTACTTGGGGCAATTATTTCCGAGAGTACCGCGATGATGTTCGTCGCTGATATCTTGAATCCCGAAATGTTTTATCGTGAATCCAACAAATTGATCTATCAAGCTTGTCAGGACATTTCAATTTCTGGTGATCCCCTAGATCTCATGACATTGGTAAATCAGCTGAGGAAAAACGGTAATCTGGAAAAGATAGGTGGTGCTTACTACCTGACCCAACTCACGGATCGAGTGGTGAATTCGGTTAATATCGAATACCATGCTAGGATAATTTCACAAAAATTCATGCAGCGTGAACTGATCAAATTGTCGAATGTAACGATTCAGGATTGCTATAACGAGACCAAAGATATTTTTGAGATTCTAGACACTTATGAAACTAAAAGAGATAATATCGTTAATCATGTATCCTCAAAAAAGGAAGTAAGCCAAAATTTTGCAGTTACGGAACTGATCAAGGATATTACAAAAAAATCAGAAATGGGGGTTATGGATGTCACAGGAGTCGATACTGGAAATAAGGGATTGAACAGCTTCACAGGAGGTTGGCAAAAATCTAATCTGATCATCGTAGCTGCACGTCCTGCTATGGGAAAGACCGCATTCATGCTAAGCAAAGTGATCAATGCCGCCAAAACTGGAAAACCAGTTGGAGTTTTTTCCCTTGAGATGGCCAGAACTGAACTTCTGAGCCGAGTGCTATCATCGGAGACTGAAATTTTTCTGGAGAAAATAAAAAATTGTACACTTCAGGATTATGATTGGCAGAGAATTCACTCGAAAATGAATGATATTGAAAACCTTCCGATTTTTTGGGATGACTCAGCCAATCTCTCGATGATTGAACTTAGTGCAAAAGCCAAACGGATGAAAAGACTATACGGAATTGAAATGATTGTTATCGATTATCTTCAGCTATTGACAACAAAGGCAAAGGACAGGTACAACGCAGTGAGCGATATTTCCCGCGGTCTCAAAGTATTGGCGAAAGAGCTTGAAATTCCGGTTATTGCACTTTCACAATTGAGTCGGTCCGTTGAATCAAGGCCAGGAAACAATAAACGCCCAATGCTTCAGGATCTTCGAGAATCAGGATCCATTGAACAGGATGCAGATATGGTAATTTTCTTGTATAGACCCGAATATTACGGTTTATTGGAAGATGAGGAAGGCAGACCAACAGCAGGTATGGCAGAGGCTATTATTTCTAAAAACCGATCTGGAAAGACCGGAACTGTTCCATTCAGGTTCAGGGGAGAAATTATGAAATTTAGTGAATGGTCCGATCAGGAGGTGGTTCATACCAATATGATCACAGATTTTTCTTTTGTAGGAAAATCTCAAGAGTTACCAGCAAACAATCTCAACAATCATGCAAGTTGGAATTTTCCTTCTGAGCAACCGGATGATGCACCATTTTAATTTTAAACTTAACCATTTGGATAACAAAAAATAAGTTTATAGCTTTGCTTTCATGGATAAGATGGTTTTGAAACTTGTTGAGAAAAATAATCCTCAGATTGATATTGATGGATATAGACAGGCTCTATTGCCATTGCCATTGGATGAATTACTAATCGATTCTATCTATTCAGAAATTTTGCCTTCATCCAAAAAGCACAATTCGGAGATACTTTTTACGGCGGTGATCCTATTGCTTTTTTCACCAAAAGCCATTCTTCTTTCAGAAAAATCACAGTATGGAATTGCGAATATTATTTTGAAAAAGTTAAGTCTAAAGCATCATCAGCAATCATCTTATCGGATAAAAGTAGCTCGTGAGGTGTATGAAGTTGATAAGGTTTTTAGGCAACAGGTTGACAGTATTGTTGAAAGGAGAAGAGTATGATTGATTCAGGTAAAATTAAGTTAACCGCTAAGCAGCAATTGTTTATAGACAATTACCTTATTCATTTCAATGCTACTAAAGCTGCTATTCAAGCTGGATATAGTGAAAAGACCGCTTACTCGATAGGAAGCGAACTATTGAAAAAACCTGAGCTTTCAGCACTTATTGAGTCACGTCTGAAGGAATCTCGAATGAATTCAGATCAGGTGATGAAGCTCATGTCTGACATTGCCCAATCATCCATGAATGACTATTTCCGAATTGTGGAAAGGGATCGGATGAAACGAGTAACCAAACCATTGGGGGTATTAATCGAAAGGAAAAAATTAGAGATCAAACGTGCCTACATGTACATTGACAGGAAGGGGTACACAGATGAAGAATACGACAATTATGTCGAGAAAAACATCCTTCCCCTAGAAGATGATATCTTGAGGGCTGAGATCGATTTGGAACTAGATCCGTGTGCAACTTTTGATGACAGTGAGGTGGAAACCTATGAAACAGTTGAGCTTGACCTTGTGAAGCTTGCTAAGGACAAGGAAGGTGGAAAGATCAAATCATTTGAATGGAAAGAATTTGGACCTAAGGTCGAAATGTATGCCGTAGATGGAATGCTTGATAAGCTTGCTCGGGTTAATGGCATGTATACCGATACTCTTGTTGTCGATGATAAGAATAAGATAGATCCTAATTCGCTTTCCGACGAGACCATCCGAGAATTATTGAAATCTACCAAAAAGACTGAATGAACCAGGTAGACAACATATTATCAAATCTTGATGTAAGACAGCTTCAAGGAATATCCTTCAAACGAGGGATATTTGATTTTATAGTTGAAACGCCCAAGGGCAGACACGAAAAGCAGGAAGAAGCATTAAGGATCCTTACGGATAATGAAACTGAAGAATTTCTTTATGGGGGTGCTGCAGGTGGTGCAAAGTCATGGACCGGTTGCTGCTGGTTACTGTTCCAATGTTGGAATTACCCAGGAACCAGATGGTTTATAGGTCGAGAGGAGCTTAAGCGTATAACAGAATCGACCTTAATAACATTCTTTAAGGTTGCCAACGAATATGGTATTAGAAACGGAATCGATTTTAAGTACAATGGACAGAAAAACTTTATCCAGTTCAAAAACGGTAGCCGTATCGATCTATTGGAGCTAAAGTTCCTGCCCCGTGACCCTGTATATGAGAGATTTGGATCAACTGAATATACAGGTGGATGGATAGAGGAAGGTGGAGAGATCGATTTTGGAGCATATGATGTCCTAAAGACCCGTATTGGACGACAATACAACGAAAAATTCAATCTGGTAGGGAAGCTATTTATCACTTGTAACCCTAAGAAGAATTGGATGTACACTACATTCTATCTTCCCAATAAAAAGGGAACACTTCCTAAAATTATGAAGTACCTGGCAGCGTTTGTCCAGGACAATCCACATATCGATAAAGGTTATCTTGAAAGGTTACAGAGAACAAAGGACAAAGCCAAAAAGGAACGCTTACTGCATGGAAATTGGGAATACGATGATGATCCGAACGCAATGTGCAAATATGATGACATCATGGCCATGTTCACCAATACCCATATCTGGACTAGGTACAATAGCATGGATGAAAAGCCAGATTGGTATATAACAGCTGATATTGCCCGTTTCGGTTCAGACAAGGCTAGAATTGGAGTATGGTGGGGATGGATTTTAATGGAACAACATAGTTTTGATAAATCATCAACATTGGATATCCAAGCCTGCATTAATGCGATGAGGTCCAAATACAGCATTCCAGCTCATCATTGTATTGCAGATGAAGATGGAGTAGGCGGAGGAGTTGTCGATATATGTGGAATTTTAGGCTTTGTTAACAATGCCGCTCCGATCATAACCGATGAAGCCAGGGAAAACGAAAACAGGTTCTATGGCGATAGCAGGGTTGACCTTCCACAAAAAGAGAATTACCAAAATCTTCAGACTCAATGTGCTTATCTCTTGGCAGATGATATTGCGGGGCACCATATTCTATTGAAATGTATCGATTCTGAATCGGAACAGCAAGAAATTCAAGAAGAATTCTCATGGCTGAAAACATATAAATCTGATGATGAGAACAAACTTAGGATTCTCCCTAAAAAAGAAATCAAGAAGGAAATAGGAAGGTCCCCAGATTGGCGAGACCTGATCTTGATGCGTAAATATTTTGACCTGATCGCAGAGCCGGAAGAAGTCGATGAGACAGTATTTGATATATTCTAATCCTAACCACTAACAACAAAATGATGGCAAAGAAAAAAGAAAGCAAAGAAGTAATTAAAGAGTTGGTACCGCGTGAGGTACTTCCTGTTGTAGTGGAAACATTAGGTTCTTTGGCAGAGCCAACGTACAGCAACGCTCAGCAAGAATATGATGTTACTCAACATGATGTATTCAATGAGTCTGAGAATAAAAGGCCGCGAAGAAAAAGACGTGTTGCAGTTAAAGATTCGAATGGTGTCCAATTAACAAAAGAAGATCCTAAAACAAAAAATATAGTACCTGTCACTAAGCTTGAAAGGATTCAAGTGAATAGGATTGGTGTGCCACTTCAGAAGCTTATAGTAAAGCGCCGGGTTGCATTTATGAATGTTGGTAAGATCCAATTGGAAGCAAATGTTACCACTCCAGATGAACAGAGACTTTATGATATGGTCAAGAAGATCCGAGAGGATAACAAAATAGAATTCATTGAAAAGGAAGTTGCCAGAAGATTACTCTCTGAGCTTCAGGTTGCAAAACTTTGGTACTCAGAACCGGTTAATAAAAATGAATATTGGGGTGGTTTGGTCAAGAGCGGGGGAAACTTCAGGTTAAGGTGCAAGATTCTTTCACCGGAACTTGGTGATAAACTACTTCCTGTATTCGATGATTTTGGGAATCTACTTTATTTCGGACGGCAGTATAAATCAAAGCGTTCATTTTCAGAATTAATATCAAGCCCTCAAGATCTCATAAATGGTTTTCCAACAAATGAGGATGAGAGATTTGACGTATATTCTTCAACCCACATTTATAAGTTTCGCAAAGCTAGGGAGGGAGAGGATCTTGTTTCTACACCAAATAACAATGGGTGGATAATTGAATCGGTAAAGACACATTCATATGGTAAGCTCCCAATCATCTATTATTCAAAACCCTCACCTCCGTGGGCAGATCTTCAGTCTGCCATAAATAGGATAGAAACTTTATTGTCAGATGTAGGTGAAACCAATATCTACCACGCATCACCTGTATTTGCAATGTTTGGTGATGCTGGAGCCAAGATGTTGGAAAGGGGTGATCAAGGTAAGGCGATACAAATCAAAGGTAAAGATGGAGATGCCAGGTACATTACTTGGGATCAGGCCACTGATGCAATAAAACTAGAATTTGATTCTTTGATGAAGGTCATATTTGATTGTTCGCAAACCCCTCAGATGTCTATGGAAGACCTAAAGGGCTTGGGAGCGTTATCCGGAGTGGCATGGGATCGTGTCTTCATGGATGCTCACCTTGCTGCACGTGATGAAATAGATGGTGAATATGGAATCGGAACAAAGCGAGATATCAATTTCATTAAAACAGCTTGTGGAGTAATTGATGTTTCCTTATCTACAGTTTCCAAATCTTTTAGTATAGGTTTCGATATTCCAATATATCGAATTAATGATGATGGAGAAACCTTGGATGTCTTGGTAAAAGCCAAGAACAATGAACTGTTAAGCCAGAAAACAGCTATTGAGTATTCTCCATTAACAAAGAATTCTGATGATGAGATTGCTCAGATAAATAAAGAGAAAGCTGAAAACGCAGCATTAGAAGCTAATAAGAAAGAAAGTTCTGATGAAGTATGAATTTGAAGTAATCAATTATGGTCGACCTTATTTCCATGAGTCTACTTTATCAACGCTAACAGGATTGGAATTTGATGATGTCCATCCAATTGTAAGATCAATAGGAAAGAAAAAGTGGGGAGGTCAATTATATATCAAAGCTCTTCAAAACCTCGGGTTAAAAGAGCGA